AAAATGTAAATGAAAATGTAAATGAAAATGTAAATGAAAATGTAAATGAAAATGTAAATGAAAATGTAAATGAAAATGTAAATGAAAATGTAAATGAAAATGTAAATGAAAATGTAAATGAAATAAATGAAGAAAAAATCAATATCCATATTGATTCTACTAGCCAAAATAATAGCCAGGATATTAACAGAAATACTAAACCAATTGATCCTAAAATAAAAGAAGCATTTTTATTATTTGATCAAAATGATGACGGAATTCTAGACAAAGATGAATTAATTACATTATTAAGAGCACTTGGAAAATATGTTACTGAAAATGATGTCGATAATTTAATTAGAGATACGAATTCTAATATTATCGATATTAATAAATTTATTTTAATCTTAAATACTATTGCACCCAAAAATACTGAAAAAGACCTACGAGAAGCATTTGAATTATTTGATTCTGATAATAATGGATATATTCTTGTATCTGAATTCAAACATATTTTAACAAATTTAGGTGAAAAATTGTCTAGTGATGTAATTGATGATATTATTAATCAATTAGATATTAATAATGAAGGAAAAATATATAAAACTATATTTCTAACTACTCTTCTACAATAAGAAAAATATCAGTCCATTGCATTTGTCTTTACACATTTTAATATCAAATTAAAGAACAATTCCAGTCCGAAATATTATAGCAAAATATAAGCTTAGCATCTACAGCTATACTTAAACAATTTCTAATAACAGACTTTTACAAATTGGGCAGGAATTATTTTCTTTAACCCATTTACCTATGCAATGTAAATGATATACTTGTTCACAACATGGTTCAATATATTGAATATTATTCAAATAATCGATTTTCTCTAAACAGATTGAACAATTTACATCAATCTTTGTAGATATTCCTATCTCTTTTATTTCTATGATTGAATCGAATTGATTCAAAATTAAATCCAACTCAACATTATCATCTATTTCTAACATTTTTTCTATATTTAATACTTTTATTATTCCTATAATTTGCTTTCTATTACGTCTTCTGCGATAACTTAATATTAAATTCAAAAATGAATGTTCACTTACTAGTCTTCGTTCTGGTCTTATATGTGTTTCATTATTTTCTCTCATTCCAGATACACAAGAAAATAATCGCTTTATTTTCTTCATAACGCGATTCATATATTTATTATATATAACTATTATATTTACACTTCTATTACTAGATAATTATTAAATCAATTTTATAATTATTTAGTAACGATTCTAGTCAAATAACTTAAACATGTTTTGAATTTCTAATATGTTTTGGTATTAACAAATACATTTCTTTTGAAACGGATAATGACACTAATATTAATTTTACTCTTCGTCTTTGTCTTTGTTTTCGTTCTTGTCTTTGTTCTTGTCTTTTTATTTTTATTTGTGTTCGTAAATCTATATATCTTTGCAATGGAATTTGTTTTTTTATATAACTTATATTAATTATATTTCGTTGTTTTTTTTTATATAGTATTTTCCTATAGAAATCAATAATAGCAAACATTTTTATTATATTTTTTGATATTAATTTATCAATTTTATAAATTAATATTTTATAAAATGTTACTTAAGTATATATTTACAATATATATTATTATATGTCTATTGTACTTAAATTTGGAGGAAGCTCTATTAAAAATTCAACATTAATTTTAAAAATATTTTCAATTATTAAAAAAAAATTTAATGATGAAAATAAAATTATTGTTGTTTTTTCTGCTTTTGATAAAACAACAAAATTATTATTTAAATGTGTATCATTAGCATCTAATGGAAATGACGACTATTTAAATTATTATAATGAAATACACGATTTACATATGAATATTTTACAAGAATTATTTATTAATGATAAAAAAAATATAAATGAACCTTTAATTGAAGTTAAACAACTATTTACAAATTTAAAAAATATTTTAAAAGGTATATATTTAATTCATGAAAATTATAATAAAACTTTAGATCATGTCTTGTCATTTGGTGAAATATTATCTTCAAAAATAATATTCTATTATTTCAAATTCAATATTAAAAAAAATATTAAATATTTAGATTCCTCCCAAGTTATTAAAACCAATAATAATTACTTAAATGCTGACGTTTATCTTAATATATCGACGGATTTAATTAAAAAATATATTTCAGATAATCCATTCGAATTACTTATTGTACCAGGATTTTTAGCATCAACAAAAAACGAAAATTATATTACCACTATTGGAAGAGGAGGAAGTGATTATACCGCATCTATTTTTGGAGTTGGTAGTTCCTCCAAATATGTCCAAATTTGGACTGACGTTAATGGAATTATGACTTGTGACCCAAATATTGTTTCTCGCGCACAAGAAATTACTGATATGTCTTTTCACGAAATGTTTGAATTATCATATTATGGAGGTAATGTTTTATACCATAAAACAATATCACCATTATGTAAAAATAATATTCCTCTATTTATCAAAAATACTAATAATCCCACACATTGTGGAACAAAAATATCTACAAATGTCAATAAAAAAAATATCATTTCTGCTATTTCTTGTATTAAAAAAGTTGCTTTATTCCAAATACAAGGTTCCTCTTTACAAGGTAATATTGGAATTTCTTCCAGATTATTTACTTGCTTATCAAATAAAAATATAAATATTATTTTAATTTCACAATCATCTTCCGAAATATCTATCAATTTTTGTATTCAAAATAAAGATGTACCTATAGCAACAAATTGTATTCATAACGAATTTAATCAAGAAATTACTCAACATTCTTTTCAATTAACTTTATTAACAAATGTATCTATTATTGCTATAATTTCATCCAGTGAAAATAATCGGTGTCTTATATCTCATAAATTATTACAAATTGTTAATACCCATAAAATTAAAACATACGTTCATAATTCGTCTGGACTAAATTCTTGTATTGTTGTTGATAATAATAAATTAAATAAAAATATGAACTTAATTCATAATCAATTATTTCAAAATAATGGATTCAAATATAATATATTTTTATTAGGATTAGGTAATATTGGTTCCGGATTATTTGATTTAATTAAAAAAAGAACTACTCACGATATTAATATTGTTAGTGTTACTAATAGTAAAAAATATATTATTGGAGATAATTTACAAAAATATACTTCAAATAAACTTTTAACAAATTTAAATACTTCAGGTATTAATATGAATATTGATGAATATATTAATAATATTTTAGATAATACTCTCCCTAATAAAATTTTAGTTGATTGCACCAGTAGTTCTATTATTCCAAAACATTATAATACTTTATTAAATAATCAAATTTCTATTGTTACTCCTAATAAAAAAGGAGTATCATCTGATATTTCTTTATTCAAAAATCTATATCAATTTTATAAAAAAGACAAATTTATGTTTGAAACAACCGTTGGTGCTGGATTACCTGTAATTAATTTACTTGAAAGTTTAGTCCGTTGTCAACATAAAATTATAAAAATTCAAGGCATGTTTTCTGGAACACTAAATCATGTTTTATCTACTTTTATGAAAACAGATGATAATTTTTCACACATTGTTAAAGAAGCACAACAAAAAGGTTTTACTGAACCAAATCCATATGATGACTTAAGTGGAATGGACGTAGCACGTAAAATATTAATAATTATTAGATTATATGGATTGAATATTAATTTAGAAGATATACCTGTTAATAGCTTAACACAATTCGTAGCAAATTCGCCTGATGAATTTTTTGATAAAATTATCAATTATGATGATTATTATAATCAACTAAAACATAATGCTAAACTACAAGGAAAAACATTAAAATACATAGCATCATTTGAACCAGAACTTAATAATATTAGTGTTAAATTATGTGAAATTGATTCTAGACATCCATTCTACAATATTAACGGAACAAATAATGTAATATCTATTACTACTGATATTTATGATGAACCAATTGTATTACAAGGATATGGTGCAGGTAAATATCAAACTGCAAGTGGTGTTTTAAATGATATTTTAGCAATAAAATAATAATTCTTTATTTTATAAAAATATGACTTCACTTATTTACTAGTAATATTAAAATAATTAATATTAAATATATTAATTATTTTAATTATTATTTTTGGATTATCTATTATGATTTCCGGCAGAATTATTGAAATTTGAAATTTATATCTTTATTACACATTTAACAATTTGTGGTAATCCACCTTTCAATTTTTGACCAGAGAATTTGTATCCTTTTCTCAATCTACCTTTATTGCCACCGATTTGACTAATACCTCTATGTTTTCGGACTTCTTTAATATTATTTCCCCCCTTTTGTTTTGGTCTTTTTTGGGAGTTCAAACGTAGTGATGATGGTAGTCGTGGTAATTCTGGTTTATAGTTATTCGGTAGTGGTGATGGTGATGGTGATGGGCGGTTTTTTTTTGCTTCTTTTTCTGGTTCTGTTTCTTGTTCTGGTTCTGCTTTTGCTTCTGCATCTTCATCTTCTGCTTCTGCTTCTGGGTCTGCTTCTGGTTCTGCTTCTGGTTCTGCTTTTGCTTCTGCTACTATTACTTCTGGTTTTGCTTCTGGTTCTGCTTCTGGTTCTGCTTCTTTTTTTGCTTCTTTTGGTTTCTTTTCTGCTTCTTTTTTTTCTGCTTCTGTTTCTGCTTTTGCTTCTGCATCTTCATCTTCTGGTTCTGCTTCTGGGTCTGCTTCTGGTTCTGCTTCTGGTTCTGCTTTTGCTTCTGCTACTATTACTTCTGGTTTTGCTTCTGGTTTTGCTTCTGGTTCTGCTTCTGGTTCTGCTTCTGCTTCTGTTTCTGCTTTTGCTTTTTTTTTTTTAAATTTATCTAATTTTGTTTGAATTTTTTTAGAAATTTTCTTTGCGTTTTTAGTTTTTAATTTAGACATTTCTTTCAAAATAGATAGAAAGAAATTTGATACCTTATGATTAGAAATAATAAGATATCCAGTTAATTGAGCATCTTTTGCGGCTTTTTCAAAAGCTGGTATAAATTTTAAATTATCTATAACTATATTAATTTTATATTTTATGTTATTAATATAAATAAAGTTCTTCATATCCTTTGTAGATGATTGGAATTCTTGAATTCCAATATAAATCTTATCCGATTTCTTAACTAAATTTTTAAGTATTTCTTCTTCATCTTTTTTATTCTGTTCTTTTTGTGTTATTTTTGTTT